GCTAACAATCTAAGCGACTTGAACAGTGCAAGCACAGCACGAACGAATCTTGGACTTGGTAACGTTGCAACGCTGTCAACAGGTGTTTCAAATGGAAACGTGATTGTGGCGGACTCGACTGGTTTACCTGAGATTGATGGCTCACAGTTGACAGGCATTACAGCGACAGACTCAACAAAGCTCGCTATAGCTAACAATCTAAGCGACTTGAACAGTGCAAGCACAGCACGAACGAATCTTGGACTTGGTAACGTTGCAACGCTGTCAACAGGTGTTTCAAATGGAAACGTGATTGTGGCGGACTCGACTGGTTTACCTGAGATTGATGGCTCACAGTTGACAGGCATTACAGCGACCGATTCAACAAAGCTTGCTATAGCTAACAACTTAAGTGATCTAAACAACGCTACAACAGCACGAACGAATCTTGGTCTAGCGACAGTAGCCTCAACAGGAGCTTACAGTGATCTGAGTGGAACTCCATCACTTGCAACAGTAGCGACAACAGGAGCTTACAGTGATTTAAGTGGTACTCCCTCCGTTGGTTATCCCGTTCAAATTGCTGTCGGAGGAATTGACGAAACTGGCACAGGTGGAAGTGATAATTCAACTGATATACAATTAAATACAGCGCTTCTCTTAACTACTGCAAGCGCTAATCCTGTTGAAGTTAAACTACCATTAATCAGCACTGCATCAGATGGCGATGTGGTTATCATAGTGAGAAAAAACTCAGGTTCATTAAAGATCTCACAACATGACAGCGAGAGCGTATCTAATCCGATTATGTATTTAGATCAAGGCTTTGGTACAAACTTCACAATAACAAACAATCAGCAGCAGATTCATGTGAGATTTGATAGTGCAAGCAGTGGGAGATGGTATATTTACGACAAAGCTCAAGGGACTGCAGCCCTTAGCAATACGTCTGACTTTCTTAGCGCTACAGGATCAGACGCTCTCGGTGGAGATATAGATGTAAACGGTCATGACATAGTTTCTAGCTCGAACGGTAATATTGAAGTCGCTCCTGATGGAAATGGATCATTCATCATCAAAGGCAATGCAACAAGTGGAAGCGGTCGAATTGTTCTAAACTGTGAGCAAAACTCACATGGAATCACTTTAAAAGGCCCTCCTCATTCAGCCGCTGCTAGTTATACATTAACACTTCCGAATGATGACGGAGACGCTGGTGAAGTTTTAAAAACCGATGGAAATGGTAATCTTGATTGGGTTGCTCAAAGTGGAGGCAGTAATCCGACTGTAACAACTGATTCAAGCGGCAGTGATACAACTATCTCAACAACTACAGGAATTGAAGAGGTGCATTTAATTAATAACCTCTCTAATAATGTTACAATAACAATACCTGGCGCTACGTCCGCAGGCTATAAATATAACATTAAACGTCTAGGAAGCGGCACAGTAACTATACAAGCAAACTCAGGAACTATCGACAATGCTAACAGCTTTTCTCTTGCTAGTCAGTTTGACTCTGTAACGCTTGTTAGTGATGCAACAAACTATCACATCATTTAAGTGAGTGTATTATGACATATGTTACAAGCGGATTAAATATCACAAAGTCCTTGTCGATGGCTACGCTGAACTGGACAGGCACAGCAACGACAAATACAGACATGACATTTACTATAGATGATGAGGTGCCAAGCTCATTTATAACTAGTTTGACAAGTTCAAATACAGAGATAAACCTACCTGCAGGACATTATTTTGTTCAAGCGTACTGTGATTATACTAGATCATCAACAAGTGATAACAATCAATTTTTTTGGTATATTGACGGAACACAAAGCGGACATTATGGCGCAGTCGATTTTTATAATATTCGTTCAAGCGATGTTGCTGAAACTGAGTTTACATTGACAAGTTCAGGCATTTTGACATTGAAAATCACTGCACAAAATGGGAGCGCAGTCACACTGAATAATAGTCATTGTCTAGCGTTGATTTGGAGAGTAACAGAATGACATTTATAAAACCAGCATCAAATCATAGTCCGTTTGCAACTTCAACCGTAATGCAAAGTCAAGGCCCGACTAGTTGGAGTCAGACGTGGATCAGTGTTAACAATTATACATCTACTATTCAGGGAACTGCATTTGCAAGCACAGCAGCGCAGAGCACATCCAATAGTCGAAAATATTATTACACAAATCATGATAAAAGAATTTTGAGTGGACATTTATATTATGAGTTTTATCAAACTATAACAGAGTCTAGCGATGAATGTATATGTGTTGACAATTCGTTTTTATTAGAACTAAACACAGCAAGTTTAGATTCGACAGTGTCGAGATCAAATATCATAAAGATCGGACATAACTCATGACGTTTTTACAATCATCTCAATTTAATAATCTTGCAATCAACTTTGAATCAATTACAGTTTTATCAAATAGCACCACTGATTTTGCAATAAGCTCAGGAACTGTTTTTCAATTAGGTAATTCTGATCAATTGCATGGCTCTGATTCATACAGTGTATCATCAGGAGTAATCACATTACCAGGTAGTTATTATTATTTATTAAAGTTTGTACCTGCAGCGACATCACCAGTAGAGGATTCATCAAAAACAGCGTCATTTTCATATCAATTTTATGATACTGTATCAAGTTCGTATATCGGGCGTCGTGGGTGGCTTATTTGGCAAGAGTCACCAAAGTTAAATGGCGGTGATGAATATGCAATCGCATTAGTAGATGCATCAAGCTCATCAAAAGCTATTGATTGTAGAGTTACGACGGTTAATGGCTCTAACATTGTTGGAGATCCAACCGGCTCACAATCTAGTTTTGTTGGTTTGTCTCGTCTGGAAATCTTCAAATGGAGTTAAAAGTGCTTGAACTATTATCAAACCGAGAAACGATACCCTATGCAATCGCTTGTTTTTGCATTGTGCTCGCTCTAATCATTGGGTACATGTTCGGCTATCAAGAGCCAGGTTATATTTGCGCTGACTATATCATTCAAGAGCGTCAAGCCACGAGCAAAGCGATTGAACTAAATGAACAATTAACAGAGTGCAAAGCTAACGCCATCGGTGGCGCTGTGATTGATTGTAAACGTCAATGTGATGATCAAGTGACTAAAGCTCTCGATAACTATAAAAAGATTGTATGCGAGGACTAAATGAGTTTTTTTTTAAGCGTTTTAATCTTCCTGACTCCCCTTGTTGATATACCGCCAACGGCGATCTGGTTAGGTAAGGGAATCAGCGTTATTCAGGGTGAAAAGATCAAAGCCGGTGAAACTGCTAAGTCAACAAATATGATGTTATCAGTCCATGATTTTGTTCGTTTGAAATCAGCGATGGAAAACTCAACTGATCTTTGTTCTTGGGCGATTACTGAAACGTATAATGAATGTATGCAAGGCGCAAAGCGTCAACTTGATCTAGCTCTAAATCGGGAGTCAAGTCAGACTGATTTGATTGCAGCATATGAGCACAGACTTAAAACGACCGAAACTTCATTGAGTAAATTAGAGAACTATAATAAAATATTGTTATATGTTGTAAGTGGGCTTGCTATTGTCACAGCTTCGACAACAACAATGTATATTATAGGGAAATAATCATGGATATGAACCCGATTGATATTGGTCAACTTTTAGCTCTTGGTGCTTTTTGGTTTACGACTAGCAGAGACAAAGCGCAAAAAGCTGAACAGCTTGGACAAATGAAACAGCAAATCAGATCGCTCGAAACAAGAGCGTCTAAAGTTGATGACCAATTAAACGAGATCAATTCTAAATTAAATCAATTAGTAGAAAGCAACGCCAGGCTTGAGACTCAGTTGACAGTTCTTATCAATCAACATTGAAAGACAAACATCTAAAAGTCAGAATCAAGCAATGTGATCTAATCGCTTCAAGTTCTCCTTGTCCTCGAAAAAAAGTTGGCGCTGTCATTGTAGATCCTGAAACTAATGTCATCATAAGCGAGGGATATAACGGAACACCAAGAGGAAGTTACGATCATCTATGTGGTGGTCAAACTTGCGAGCGTATCGACCGAGAAATAAAGAGTGGAACTCAAAACGATATCGGCTGCCATCATGCAGAAATGAACGCTATTCTAAACGCTACAAGGACAGGTAATTCAACTCTTGGTAAATGGCTTATCGTTAACTGTGATCCTTGCCTTATGTGTGCTAAGGCGATTCATCACAGCGGAATAGTCAGAGTGTATTTACCAAATCAAGGAGGCTATGGACTCGACTATTTAAACAAGAATCAAATTAAAGTCGTATCAATTGAAACATAAGTCAAAAAACTCATTTACTTTGTTCCAATCGTTTTTCTTCATGTAGGTCAGCAACTTCTTAGCTTCATTGATGTATTCTTTAGGTACTTTATTGAGAACACTGACAAGCTCAGAATAAGCGGGCTCGGTGATTCTTGGTCCATAAATATGAGGTGGACAATCTCCAAGTTGAGGGTATTGAGCAATGAATCCATCATGCACAGCTTGCTTTGCTTCTTCATTGTCATGTTTCCACCACTCATCAAGACTCATCCAGGAGCGTCTTATAATATCGTGTTTAATGAAACAATAGAAAGCGTCTTCTAGCTCTTCGGGGTTCATGTCAGCAGGATCAATTTTCTGCCTGTTTAGTCTGCCTTGAGCTTCTTCTCTTGATATGCCATGTTCTTCGACAACTTCCCAAAACTCTTCTTCAGTATTAAACGACCAAACTTTTTTCAGTTGACTTTTTTTTTGAACTTTTTTTGGTTCTTCTTTGGGAGCTTGTACAGATTGAGTCTTAACTGGTCTTTGTTGTGGAGCTTGTCGAAGATTGATTTCTTCACCGAGTGAGACAGCGCTTATTTGTGCTCTTTCGTCGTCACTCATATTCTGATTGTCAGCAATTTCTTCTGCTGAATACATACCACTGACAGCATCGGGAAACGTTGCACGTAGTCCCATTGTGAGGACTCTTGATCTAAGCATTTGTAAAGGCATTGTTTGCCAACCTCTTCGCCTTGATAGATTTTGTTTTTGTGCCATTTCCATCGTAAAAACAAAAGTATGTATAACATCTTCGGGCTCGTCATTTCTGCTGAACTCCATTGTGCACTGTTGAGCAGTCCATGAAGTAATTCTCATAAACCTAACAAGTCCTGATCGTCTACATATTCCTGCCATTCCATCAGCAGTCAATGACGGCTCACCTTGTAAACTATATGTCTGTGTTTTAACTAAGCCCATATCATAATTGAAATGTTGGCCAAAGGCTGAATGGCACTTAAGCAAGTCAAGCGGTCTTTGAGAATCAAGAAGTGATGCGATTTGTTTAGCTTCTTCGATGTTGTTTGGAATGTAGATTGATTTCATAATGTTCTCCCTTGAATGTTTGATTAGAATTGATAGTCAACGGTTTGATAGTCACGAGCTTGATCTAATTGGTTTTTCCAATTGTCCAAATTGTCAACACACCAGGCTCTAAGATTTTTATATGTTGGCTCACTATTAATAAGCATCTTTTGTCGAGTGTAGCCTGTACCATTCTTGATGGCATTGGCGCAGTCATCAGCCGGAGGATAACCTCCAAAAGTGATCATCACATAAAAGATTGGTGCAATAATGATTGTAAATAAGCATCCAAATTTAAAGTCTTGTAGTAATTGATTGTCAAGATTCATGTCAGTGTCCCTTTGATTATTGGTTGAGTTCTCTTGCTGCTTCTCTGTCGAGTTCAGCATTCAGTTCTTCTTCATATTGAGCGATGTCATCTTGCTCAATGTCTTGATCATCATTTTCAGCTTCGAGAAGTCTTCTCCTGGCTTGAAGTAATTCAATTCTCATTGTGATTGATAATGTCTTTATATCCATGTCAGTGGTCCTTATAGAAAGTCTTTAGCTTTAAAGCTGTCAGTGAATGTCATTTGATTTGCAAGTTTAGCGAGCTTGTCGGCTAGTTCTAAGCTTGGCTTTGCATGATTATGAATGATCTTTGAAAGATAAACATGACTAGTTCCAGCTTGTTCAGCGAGTACAGTCAACTTGACTGATTTCTTAAGTTTTTTTCTTTTAGCTTCATTCATATTGATCTCCAGTGAATGAGTGTTGATGATGAATAAGAGTTAACAGACTAAAAAAATATAGTCAAGTTTTTTTAACGATAAAAAAAGTTATAGACAAAACAAGATTATATTGTTAATAGTTGTTCACTCTATATATAAGGAGACTGACATGGAGACAAAGAAGAATGGACTGGCTCTAAAAGATGAGCTTAGTCTTCAGGTAATGAAGCGACGTGATATCACAGCATCAACAAAGCTCGTTTTAATTGGTATACTCTCAAGAGTTGACTGGACTACTTGGAAAAGCTCACCGGGCTTTAAGAATGTATCTCAGAGAGATCTTGCTGACATTTGCGGTATTACTCTTGGTACAGTAGGAAAAGCTATTGAAAAGCTTGAGAAGCTTAAGCTGATTCAACGTGATGTATTTAAAGGAACTAAGAGAACAGCACCACCGACCAAAGTAAACATTGATTTAATTCAAAGCTACAAGGCTACAAAGATCAAACGATATAAAAGCAAGACAACTTCAAAGCCAACATTTAAAGCAGAGGAAGTTAAAACTATGTCGCAGGGTGACAGTAAAACCATGTCGCAGGGTGACATAGAAAATAGGTCACTGAGTGACATAGAAAATAGGTCACTATCAAGAGAGAACAATAATACTTCAATATATTCTCAATATATAAACCCATCGCTTGGCCAAGAGTGTATTAAGGATTTTGCTTATAATGGAGAGGCTGAAGATTGGGCAGTTCCTAACTCTCAACTTTGGGGAAATCTTCTAAGGAAAGATCTTCTAAATGTTATCCCTCAAAACACTGACATGAAAGACAAGGACTAAACTATGAAAAGCTTATCAAGCGAAGTTGCAAAGATCACTAGACACCTAGAAGAATTTAAACGACTAAGAGCAAATATGCCAAAGGCTGAAAAACCAAAAGTCACTTATCAAGACTTTCGTCATCTAAACCATGACAATCTTGAAGATCACGACATGATCCATCAAGCAGCAGCTTACTTCAAAACTAAACAGATTCCATACTGTGGGAGATGTGGCGAGGGCTTCATTTACTCGGTTTGTGAACTTGGGAATAGATTTGCAACTCTTTGTAAATACTGCGAGCGACCACGAAGAAGACTTAAGAAGCTTAATGATCTTCAATTACCTTATGATGCAATAGGAATGCATCTTGGACGATATGAGTTTGACTCTCAAGAGCAGTTTGACAAAGTTAAGACTTTGGTGACTTGGTTGAATACTCCAAAAGATCAACGTGATGATGTATCTCCCTCTATCTATCTTTGGGGATCGCCAGGCAACGGAAAAACTTCACTCCTTTATGCACTAGCGAAACAAGCTATATTCTCAGATCATCGAGTCATGTTTACAACTCACACTCAACTGATCGACCAAATCAAAAGAACATTCAAAGGCAAGGATGACAATCCCCTTGATCAATGGCTTGCTAAAACTGATCTTCTTCTCTTTGATGAGTTTGGCGGAATCGGTGGAGGCGCAAATATGACTGACTGGTTTAAGAGTACAACCATCGACATCATTCAAAGAATCTATGAGCGATGGGCTGCAGGTAAGCTCAGTATTGTCATGACTACAAACTTAACTCCTGACGAACTATTTAATCGAGCATTGAACAGAAATAAAGCCGGAGCTTCAAGACTTCAAGCAATCTTTAAAAAGCCTATCCACATGCAAGGAAGAGATAGACGTGGAGATAATGGTGACTTGTCAGCTTGGGGAGTGAAATAACTCTTGAAACTATCTTGAGTTTGTTTTAAGTTGTTTGTTCAGCTTATCTATTCTTATCTTATTAATTAATTAAAACAATATGTGTTAAACATTTTTGACTTAGTTGGTTGTGAGTTTTTTGTTGAGTATGAGATCTTAATTCTTGAATAGATAAGCTTTTTTTATTTTTCTGTTTTATTTCATGTTAACAAAGTGTTAACATAATAGCGGAGTAAATCATGAATAAAGAACATCAATTAAAAATGATCGGTTTTAGAGTATCTTCAGAAGTGAAAGCTGACTTATCAGCTATTGCACAGACTGAACAAATGCAACTTTCAAAGGTTGCTCGAATACTTTTGGAGATCGGAATTGATGAGTATCGAAAAGCTAAAACTAGAGCTGGAGCAAGCTCAAACTTACTACAACTTTTGGACAGAAAATAGACATCTACCAACAGCAGCACAAAGCGCTGATTACTTCGCCGGTAGATTAGCCAAACTCAAGAAAGAAATAAGCGATGGCGAGAAGCGTGAACACAATAATAATTCAAGGCGATGTTGTCGAAGCGCCAAGGATGGAACAGAATAAATTCACTCAGTATTTAAAGCTTAAAGTCAGAACTATTGATGCTTATGTTGATAAGAATCAGCAACCAAAACAAGACATTGAAATACATGAAGTTCGTGTATTCGGTCAAACTGGCCGATTAGCTGCTGAGACTACTCACAAGGGAGACACAATACTTGTAGAGGGAGCGCTCAAGAGCTTTGATAAACAATTCTATATCAACGTCAAATCAATCAAGACAACAATGAAAGCAAATGGATCAATGCCTAGCAATGGTTTTGATCGAAGAATGCCACTAAGAAAGATTTAATTTAAAAGGAAACTGACATGACAATAATGACTAAGATGGAAGATAACAATATTGTAGCAGGTCTTGAAAGAACACATTCAGATATGCACTCCTTTCAATATGTAAGAGAGATCTATCAAAACAGTGTCGAAGCAGGAGCAACAGATATACGTTTTATTAAGGATAAGATAATTGAGTCTTTTGGTTTTAATAAAGGTGCTGTGATTGATAATGGTCCAGGTATTCCAAAGGACAAAATTAAAAATCTGATCAATAAAAAGAACAGTTCATCTAAAGAAATCGGAGGAGCGGATCAGAACTTTGGAGTAGGCTTAAAGGTCGCTGGCCTACCTAAAAACAAGATTGGCATTATTGTTATCTGTCGAACAAAAGACCGACCAAAAGGGTTCATGATATGGTTAGCCTATGGAGAAGATCGAAATGGATATACAACAGCAGGACTAAAAGGGCTTATCTCGTCTGAACAATGGATAGACTATCAAAATGTAGAACTTGATATGGAAGAACCAATCGCAGAAGATTTAATTGATTTTCAAGAAATGGAAGATGCCGGACACAGTAAGTTCACAATTAATAAAATTGATTGGATGTCATGGTGGTCAACTCATACAAAAAATGAAACAGGTACAGCAATTATCCTTTTAGGGAATAAGAGAAATGAAGATACTTTTAAAAACTTAGTCACGCTTGGAAGAAGATTTTTGTCTTCAAGATATTTAAAATATCCTGTCAGGCCAAAGTTTAGAAGGCCTGATCGAAACACTTCTTGTCATATGAATGATCCATTAAAAAGCTTAGAAAAGTTTTCTATTGATCATGGTTGTATAAGCTTTGGTTCTTGGAAGATTTACTATTATGTGAAAGATCAAAGAAACGCTCAACAACATGAGGAGTATCAGACAACTTTAACTCATAAAACGTTTACACAAGTATTACTATATAAGAATGAATTATATGGCGATTATACAGACTTAAGTTATCAAGCAATAGCGTCTTTAAGAAACTCTTGGGGAATACTATATAAATCTGTTGGCGATAGAATCACGATTATTGTAGAACCTCCAATACTCTGTGAGGATAATGAAACTGGTGTTTATCCAAATGAAGCAAGATCAAAGCTATCTTGGAAAGATTCAAAAGACTCAGCACCACTTCAAAACATCCCATTAGATGAAGTTAAGCATTATTTTAAAAAGAATATGCCTGATTCAATACTAAAATTGATTAAGCAAGAATCTTCTAAAGAATCAAATGAATCAAAACCTAGCAAATTAGCTAATGAGCTAAAAAAATACTTATCAGTTCCAAAAGATAGAAATAAGTCAAATCGTGGTCAAGGTATTTTAATAAGTAATCTGAACGGTGATTTGTTCGGAGGAGATCCAACCGGTCAAGTATTTAATCAGCAAGGTCAAAAAAATAAAATAGTTCCACCACCACCACCACCACCACCACCACCACCACCACCAGAGCCAAATCCAAAGCCAGAGTTAACAGTTGAAGAACTTGAAGAATTAAATAAAAAAAAGAAAGCAAAACAGCAAGCTCAAAAATTTCGTCAAGAGCCTCCGAAAGTTCTTTGGGAGACAAAAGAAGAAAACGACCAATTTGATGAATGGTTCAAAAGAAATGGGAACTATCATATTTGTTATTATGAGCGACCTCAAATAAATAATTCAGGAAATAAACTAAGATTAAATACAGATCATGAAGGATTTGATTCATACAAAAATGTAGTCAATGAATGGCTCACTAAAAAATCTATTAGTATGACCGAACCTGATATAATGAAATATATGATCAAGCCTGCCTTTAATGAGTTGTTACCGATTAAGATTCAAAATGCTAAGTCCATACCTTGTATAAAACACTCTGATATAGCCCACAGTGTAGAAGCTTTAAGTTGGTTAATTATGGGCTTTCAATTTGATATCAGACCTAAATTGAATCGTTATTATAATGATTTTATAAAAGAGAATCCTGAGCAATGTTAGACGAGTATCAAATCAAAATGTTAGCAGTTCAATATAAGTTACTTGGCTTTACGAACAAGCAAATAGCAGACACATTTAACAGACAAGGTCTATTAACTCCTCATAAGAAGCGACCATTCAAAGAGGCAACAATACAAACGTTGACAGCTCGGATTAACGACCAAAGAACGAAGCGTAAACGACTGATAAAGGTTGTGCATAATGACTAAGATTTATAGAGAGAACAGTGAAGCCAGTCTCATCGACTTCATGGGTAGTGATAAGCGAGTTGTTGACAGTGCAAGAGTCAGCTTTCTAAAAGATGATATCACAGAGACTAAGCTCACTGAGAGAGATAAGAAGCTTATTCAGTTCTTAGCAGCGCATGGGCACACTTCACCTTTTGAACATTGCACAGCTACATTCATCTTGATCGTTCCTATGTTTGTTCGTTCTCAAATCATGAGACATAGAACATTCTCATACAATGAAGTTAGTCGAAGATACACTTCGGAGCTGATCAAGTTTTGGAAACCTAACGAGCTAAGAGGCCAAGCTAAAGATAATCTTCAATGCTCCGATGGTGTTCTTGATTCAAACGAAGCTGAAAGCATTTTCAAACTAGCAACTGAGTTTAGCTTTGCGAGCTATCAACAATTGATCGAGCTTGGTTTATCGAGGGAGATTGCTCGTGGTGTTCTTCCTCAAAGCACATACACCACCTTTTATATGTCAGGCAATCTTCACAACTGGATTAAGTTTATCAGGCTTCGTGATCATGATCACGCTCAACCGGAGACTAGGGAGATAGCGCAACAGATTAAAAGAGCTCTTGAAGTCTGCTTTCCAAACTCAATGGAAGCTTTCTTTAATCAAGAAGATGTTTAGCATAGTATTAGTTGAACACTAAAACTAAGGACAGTCTATGAGCTATGAAAAGCTAAAAGAGTTCATTCACGATCTTCACAAGCAAGGTTTCTCTATCAATGAGATTCAAAAAGCCATCATTACAAATCATAATATGGTTCTATGTTTGGACGATGTTCAAGGCTTGCTTGATGAGACTTTAAGTGCTCAAAGCGTACCTAAACGCGCGTACACGAGAGAAGAACAAGTTTTAAAAGCACTTTGTGAAATCAAAAAGCGTCTTGTTGATACTGACTGTTCACCACTCCACAGAGAGAGTGAAGCACTTTACAGGACGATTTGGTCAACAATAGGAGAGCATTATGGCTGGAACAAAGAAGAAGACATCGAAGACACCGAAGACCAAGCGCAAGACTAGAGCAGAGATAGAGCGAGCAAAGAAAAAAGAGTATGTACTTGATAATATAAGAGTCGGTATGTCAATTGATGCATCATGCTCTCAAGCCGGTGTAGGCCGTCGGACTCATTATGATTGGATTGAGAAAGATGAAGCTTATGCAGAAGAAGTCAATGCTGCCATCGGATTTAGTGAAGCAGTTATGTTGTCAAGGCTTGATAGATGCATAGATGACAAGATGGATTGGAGGGGATGGGCTTGGAGACTATCAAAAAGATTTCCTGAAAAATATGGAGATCTCAAGACTCTTGATCTTAATGTTTCCAAACAGTCGGATGGTTCTCAAGAAGTCCTTAACATGATGAAGCAACTTGAAGAACAAATGCAAAATAAGGGAAGCCTAACTTCTTCGAGGGAGAACTTAGAAGAAAGTTAGGCTTCACTGACATGAATACAATGACAAGTTGTAGACAACTAGAAAACTAGATCAAATCATGACTGAAATCAAACTAAATAATTTACAGCTTGAAATCATGAGAGGTATAACCCGAAAAGACAAAGTGATAGCTGCTCGATGTGGTTGGGGTTCGGGCAAGACTTCAGCTCTTGTATTCTCTATCTTGTACATATCCAAGACTCGACCAGGTACTTCTTCTTTATTGGTCACTGACACAACACCAAGATATAATTCTGTATTAATGCCTGAGCTTGAAAAATGGCTTGCTCCGCTTGGGTGGACTTATAACCACACGATGAAACAATGGACTGACAATAACAACGGTTCGACTGTTTGGTGTCGTTCTTACTTTCGACCAGGTACAAGAGAAGCGACTCATAATCCTCTTGAAGGCTTGAATGTAACAAGCGGAGTATGCTTGATTGATGAATGTCAAACCTTGACTCAAGAAGTAGCTCACAAAGCTCTAGGTCGTTTAAGAGCAGGACCAAGCCCAATATTAATTCTTGTTGGCTTG